AAGTAAGTGCCGGGGGTCAGACCGGCCATTGCATCGTTCTCGCCATCGAAGTAAACGATAGCGGGATCCCCGCTGACGACCGCTGCCTTCACGTAACCGTGCGCAGGCTTTGTCCCGTCAGTGGCGTTAGCCTTGCGCACCTTGGCGCCCGAGCTGTTGTAGACGTTGACGATGTTGTTCGCTGCCAGCGCCTCGGTAGCGATAAGCGTCTGCGTCGTAGCTGGGGGCGGAGCTTCGTAGGGCGGGGTCGTGTCCGGGGGCGGGGTGCCACCCGTTTCTGTCGAGCTACCTCCGCCGGTGTTCGTTCCCCCGCCACCGACCGTAGCTGCAAAGCTCCAGCGCGAATAGCTGTCCAACCCGTTGCAGGTCGAGTAGATCTCCCACTCGATAACGTCGCCCGGATTGGCGGTCGGCGCTGCGATGGTCGCTGTGGTTACTCCAGGCCCATAGGACGTTGCGACCCATCCACCGCCGTTGAAGCGAACCCGGATGATGGTCTGCTGCCCAGGCTCGAACTCGCTGGTGGCGTCAACAATACTGCGGATCGCAACCGCCAAGCGCGACCTGTTCGCCCATGTGATGGTCTGCGACCCTGCGGCGTCGGCGGGTTGCGTGAACGCGACACCCCCGTTGAACTTGACGTTGGCGGGGCGGAGCGGGCGCTGCGCACGGTAGTTGAGCACGACCGAGTCATAGGGTGCGTCCGCCAGATCCATCTGGTCGCGGAAGGTCTGCGGGGTCACCTTCACCCGCACCGTGTCACCGCCACCCATCGCATCGTCAATGACGTTGTCACCCTCGATGAACCAGACCCGGTCGTTGATCGCGTGCGCGGTGGGCACGGTGTCGAGCAATGCGCGTCGGACGTTAATGAGCGTGAACGTCCCGTCCCCGTTGTCCGTGACGCCGGTATGCGCGAACAGTTCCTGCCCGATGTAGAACAGCCCTGCACCCTCCAGGATCTCGTCTGCAGTGACCGCGCTAATCTCTTCCGTCAGTGAGCCAATGACCACAGTGGGAAGGATGCCGGTCGTGAACCCTGCGGACGCGGTGATCGCTCCAGTGAGACGCGCGTTGGCGGTGTAGACGATTCCCTCCTCGGACGAGCCGTAGCTGGACCCGCCATTGTTGGATGTCCACACGTCGAAGATCTCGGACCCCGTTGGCGCCACCGCCGACACAATGATAACCGTCTGGTTCGGGGACAGCGGAACACCCGCGCTCGCTGCGAAGAAGTATGCACCCTCGCGCACCAGCCTAGCAGGGGACGCCACAGCGGGGTCATTCGGCACCACAACCCCCGAGCCCGCACCGCCGGGGCTGGTGAACACCGTCTGGTCGATCGCGAACTCGTCTTGGTTGCACTCGATAACAATGCGGTTGTCGTTGAGCGCACCGAGGTCGAACGTCTTGACCCGCATGACGACCATCTCGATGCCGTAGGGGTCCCACGACCAGATGAACGGGTCGCCCGGGCGCAGCGCTGCACCCTCGCGGTTGAGCTCCATGCTGGCACCGAGCAGGGGGACCGAGGACTGCGACAGGTCGCGGGTCGCAACGTCGACCGACAGGGTGTTGGACATAATGGCGGGGTAGGCGTTCGTGATGCTGCGGATGCGCCCCTGCGCATTGATGTTCGCCATGTCCTGGACCATCGCGGTCCCGTCCTTGTAGTCCTGCGAGCGGTCGGTGAACTTGACGCGCACCTGATTGACCGTGTCCTCCCACAGCTTGGACGTGAAGTTGCGAATGGTGATGACGTTGCTCTCATCGAAGATGGGCAAGTCTTCCAGTTCGTAGTCCAGACGAATCAGCTTCATGACCATCTTGCCCGTCACCGGGTTCTGATACATAAGGCCGTCCACTTGGCGCAGCACCTCGTTAGCGATGTCCTTACCCGCGTTCGGGCTTGACACGAGCACCGACATCCCGTTCCCCTCGTTGAACAGGGTCTGGGCGCAATCGCGCAGCGACTGGAGGTCGAGCAGGTCCGGGGACACGTCCAACCCGCCCCAGTCCAAGGTGAATGCCTGGTAGAGCAGTTCCATCGGGTTCATGTCCATCCCGACCATGTGCATCCCACCGCCCAGGCCAAGCCCGTTCGTGTATTGGGACATCTCCATCCACATGGAGCGAAGCTGGTTGCTCTCACCTATGTTCAGCTTCTCGAGGACAAGGTGAGCGAACCCGCGATAGGCGGGGGTGTCAGCTTCACCAATCTTCGATGCGAGGTAGGCGTTCTTGCCCTGCGTCTGCGACCCGCGATAGTAGCGCATCGTTCCGATAAGACCGCCACCCTTCTCCTTGCCACCGAACAGGTTCGGCAAGTTGATGGGGATGGTGTTCTCGTCCGCGCTTGCGGTGCCCTCCCAGATGGTCGTCTTGTCGTTGACGATCTTGTGGAGCGTGCATTGCCCCAGCGCCAGGGCCAAGTCGACACCGATGTAATAGGTGTATCCGACAATGACCTTCTTGCTGGAGAACAGACCCGTCTTCTGCTTCTTCTTGATTGCAACCGCTTCGAAGTCGCCTACCCAAGTCGTATTCGGACCGGGCATCTTAACGCGCCCAAGGATGAGCGGGACGGGTGCGCCCTCCTGCGCCCGCGGATACTGAAGGTCGTTAAGACCGCTGGCGCGTGCATTCTCAAACTTGGGCTTGGGCGTCAGCAGTAGCGACGCGACCAGCGCTCCAACAAAGAGGACAACGAGGAACCACATTAGCCGACGCTCCCCGAGAATGGATTGTCCGACGGGATGTATGGGAACCCGCCGAAGTTAATGACGTTGTCGAACTTGGCCTTGCAGGCGGCGATGCTGTGGTCACATCCTTTGACGAGCTCTACGTCGTCCCCGACTTGCAAGTCCACGAACGGATAACCGATCTTAACGATGCTTCCCTCGTTGTCCAGGATGAGCCTGCGCTCCCCGTTGCGGGTGTTAACGATCTCGCCTGCGGACAGGATGTGCGCGGTCGCGGGCTCACTGGTGAGGGTGATCTCCGTCTTGGCGGTTGCCTGCACTTCAGCGGTGAAGCGATGGTCGCTGCGCAGCACCCCGCACCGCGCGTCGTAGAGCACGTGATTGCAGGGGGTCTGGAAGTAGACGTTGGGAATCTCGCCTTGCAGTGCCAGCGAGAAGATGCTGGGCACTTGGACCTTGGCGGTGCGCCCCGACACGTTGAACCCGCGCACCAGACCCGTCCAGTAGAGCGACCATGCGAACTCGTCGTCCACCTGCTGGCGGTAGACTTGGAGGGTCAGCTTGGGCGGGGTCTGCGAATAGGCGTAGTCCCTGATGACGTCGATGTCGAACGGCAGGTCCAGGTCGAGGGTGAGGTTATCGTCTTCCTGCGTTCCCGCCTTGATGTTGGACCGCTTGACAGCGATCGGCAGGTAGGTCTCACCGTTGATGACCTGCGCCTTGTCTGCGGAGGTGTAGAGGTAAGTCTTGAAGGAACCGATGAACTTGTAACCCTCGACCGGAGCGGAAGCTGCCGTGCTCTGCTCCAGATCATCGAAGTCGCTCATTCCTTAATCGTCCTCAACGTAAGCTGGAGCGTCGAGTAGGTGTCGTTATGCGTGAACAGCACGCTATCCGATCCCAAGCGACACAGGAGAAGATAGCTAATACGCGACACGGTGGCCCCTGTCAATGCGCCGTCAATGGGCGTAGCAAAGTGGAGCACCGTGCTCGAACCGTTGTTCTCAACGGAGCTAACCTCAACCTGGAAAGTGCCAGCAGTCGATTCAATCTCGATGTGCTTGTAGGTCGGCGACTGGAAGTATTGCGAGGCGTATTCCGCCCCCACGACTTCAATCTGACCGGGGAGCAGTTCGTAACCCTCGGCAGGCACAAGGTCCTGGCGATATGTCGGAGTGTAGAACGGCTTCTGCTGCCCACGGCAGTAGTCCAGGAAGATGCGCCAGAACTGCATCTCGTCCTTGTCGAAGATCCAGTTGATCAGGTAGTTTCGCTCACCGCTGATATAGCGCTGGTCCCATGCGGTGTATTGAGCTGGCTTGCCAGTCTGGTTGTCAATGACCTCGATGCCAGCTTCGAACGACTCGGGTGCGTCGCTGTCCGCAAGCGGGTTGCGCAGGAGCATCGGGAAGTCACCCATGTAGGGCAGGGTGACGACGTTCGGGTATTCCGGATAAGCGATCTGGT